AGAAGCATCGACCCATCTACCTTCCAGCCCAAGATTGGCTTCAAGACTAGATACGGTATGGTTGCTAACCCATTTGTTGTACAGTCTAACGGTACTCCTGATGCTGAAGCTCTTACTGCTTCACGCAACCAGTATTACAGACGTGTACGTGTTGCAAATCTTACTTAATAAGTTGCATATATTCAAATCAAGACCTCCCGAAAGGGGGGTCTTTTTTTGTGCTAAATATACTAGTTTGACTAAAAATAATGACAAGTCTGATTGACCCCAAAAAGTATAGCGATGCCGTTGACCTATTGAGGTCATTTTTTTTATCTAAAAACTTCTTAGAAGTTCACACTCAGAATCGTCTGAGTATATTAGCTGCATGTGAAGACCCTGAAACAGTAGCAACATATAATTACGGTGGTCAGATTTGGCCATTACCACAAACAGGTCAGATGTGGTTAGAATATGAATTACTTTCTAATCCTTCCGCAGAAGGATTTTTTTGTGTCTCAACTTCTTATAGAGCAGAACCAAATCCTGTTCCTGGAAGACACGAAACTATCTTCCCTATGTTTGAATTTGAAATGAAGGGTGGTGTTAAAGAACTAGAAGAGATGGAGGTAGAACTCTGTCAGTGGTTAGGTTTACCATTAGATCAATCTAAGATTAAAACTTATGATGATTGGGCTACTCAGTTTAATACTACTGAACTTGACCATGACCATGAAGAATCTATTGGTAGAGGAATGATTACTAAGTTCCCTGAGTGGACATCACCTTTCTGGAATATGGCACGTAACGATGACGGTACCAGTAAAAAGATTGATGTAATCTTAAATGGTATGGAGACTATTGGTTCTGCTGAACGTAGCACTGATAAGAAACAAATGCGTGACACCTTCTATACTATCTCTGATGGTGGGTATGCACAGATTCTTTATGATAAGTTTGGTAAAGAACGAGTTGAGAAAGAGCTAGAAGAATTTCTCTCCTTTGATTTCTTTCCTCGTTCTGGTGGAGGCATTGGAATGACTCGTATAATCTCAGCACTTTCATAGTGCTGACAATGTGAGGTGGCGAAATCGGTAAACGCTCTAGTCTGTTTAACTAGTGTCTCTGGCGGGACTTGGTGGTTCGACTCCACCCCTCACAGTTTAAAGCAATATTTATGCTCTAATAAATAGGGGTAGTGATACCTTGTATAATGAACGGAAGACTTGATAAAGTGGCCATGACTGCTTATATCATGAAAATGAAGACAGGTCTCTCTGAAGGACATTGGTATCCTGAGTGGGATGACAGGCAGCGTGGTGCTGCTCAACGTATTTTGACTAATGTTTTGGAGAGATTAGACGAATACTGGCAATGAGCGAGAACAATATTTCATTTGTATTAATACTTTGCTTAACCCCACTAGCTACAATATTTGTAGTAATTAAATTAGCGTTGTGGATTTCAGAGACAGCATCATATAGATCTGAAACTCAGAAACTAAAACGTATGCAAAGAGGACCATACGAAGTATGGGATGATAAGGAGGAGGATGATGAGTGGTGATCAAGGAATAGATGATTCTATTATTGTGTTTTATCATGAAGAGATGACAGAAGCGAAGAAAATTGTGTTACAATCAAGAGGGATCAAACTTTCCTACCTAGATAATAAAAATAAAAACGATGACTCAGGCCAAATCTCGGACTGGGAAAGCTTTTGTAAATATGAAAGCGAACCCGACGAATAGCTATACGAAACAAGAAGTTGATATCCTAATTGCAAAAGCAGTAGAAACTGCTGTGGATGAAGCAAGAAAGATTGATGAGGCATCGATGGCAAAGCATAATCGTGATGCTACTGTACTCAGTATGATCTTAGGATTCATAACACTAGCATTGTTTGTTGATGGATTACTTCGTTTGCTTGGTATCATTCCACCCTTTATGCATCTAGATATAGATTTACTAGATGAAATTGTTGATAGGGTAGAATTTGATGTTCTTGATAAGTTAAAACAGGTACCGTCCGCATTCCATAAATATTAGTATAGCTTGGGAAGTTGACATGTCTGCTGAATGGTATAAAGAACAACCTACCAATAGGAATTTTCTAAACCCTATTGGATATCTCTTGAAACTAGAAAAGTTTGAGGGAGTGGATTTCTTTTGTCAAACAGCAAATGTTCCTGATGTTTCAATGCCTACTACAGAAGTAGCAAGTCGTTGGAGAAACTTACCAATTGTTCCTGGTGGTGGAGTAACATTCGGGGATTTTACTGTACGTTTTATTGTAGATGAAGATCTAGTAAATTATAACTCTATTCATAAATGGATGAGAGATAATGGTAACGCAGATCAGATGGCACGAGAGACACCAGAAAATGACATCTACACTAACGCACAGCTACATATCGTTACTTCAGCATATAATCCAGCATTCATTGTAGAGTATAGGGATATATTTCCTGTATCTTTAAGTAACCTACAGTTTGATGCTACAATGACTGATACAGAATACATTACTGCAGAGGTTACATTCAAACACCAGCAGTTCTTCCTTCGTGATAAAAATATGAAACCCTTATGAATTTTGAATCTCTTCGTAATAAATTTGAAAAACTGAGAGCAGAGTGGACGGAAGATAGTCATGTAGACTTTCAGTTTAAGAACAAACAATACAGTGCAGATCTAGGACAACTAGCTTTAGACATCCCTTTTCAACATAATAAATACTTAAACCATTACACTGACATTTCACAGATCAAAGCTTCACTTGAATTTGAGATCCGTAAATTGGTTAGAGAGAAGCGTGAGTATTACTCTGGCGAAGCAGACGCTAAAGTTTACGCTGAAAAACCTTTTGGATCAAGCATTAAGACTTCCGAGAAAATGAAAACTTACCTAGAGAGCGATGATGAAATCATCAATCTTGAGGCGAAGATCAAGTATCTAGATCAGATGTTGTACTGGTTAGATCAAGTCATGCGACAAATTTCAAATAGAGGCTTTCAGGTCAAGAGTGCTATTGAATGGGAGAAATTTGTTAACGGACAATGATGTCTAATCTCACCATTAAAAAGAAGAATGAAGTCTACATAACTATTCATTCTGAAGAAGAGCATGTCCATAGAGAACTATCAGATTACTTTACGTTTGAAGTTCCTGAAGCTAAGTTTTTAAAAAAGAATCCCAGATACAAATACTGGGATGGAACTATTCGTTTGTATTCACCAGGCACAGGTGAGTTATATCATGGTCTGAGAAAACATTTAGAATTGTGGGCACACGAAAAACAATATAATGTTTTCTATGAAAAGAATGATTGGTATGGAGATGTTGATGATCCTAATGGTTTTGTATCACCAGCAGGTGTCAAGCATTTCATGGATAAAGTTTGCAATATAAAACCTCGTCCCTACCAATACAAGGCAGTGTACGAGGCTATAAAAAATAATCGTAAGTTGTTACTTTCTCCTACGGGGTCTGGGAAATCTCTTATGATCTACTCCATAGTCAGATACTACGCTGCCACCGCAAAGAAGATACTTATAGTCGTCCCAACTACATCCCTTGTTGAGCAGATGGTTAGCGATTTCGCTGAGTACGGGTGGGACGCTGATTCTTTTATTCATAAGATCTATGGTGGAAAGGATAAAAATACTAATAAGAATATTATAATATCTACCTGGCAATCTATCTATAAGTTTCCTAAAAGATATTTTGATGACATTGACTGTGTTATTGGTGATGAAGCACACCTATTCAAGTCCAAATCCCTGACGGGAATAATGACTAAGCTACACAATGCCAAGTACCGTTTTGGTTTTACTGGAACACTTGATGGTAGCAAGACACACAAGTGGGTACTAGAAGGATTGTTTGGTGATTACGAAAGAGTAACTAAAACAGATGATCTGATTAAGTCTGGTTATCTTTCTAATTTTAGGATAAAAATCCTTCTCTGTAAACACGCTCCTCAGCATTTCCAGACATATCAGGATGAGATTGATTATCTGGTTAGCCACACTGGAAGAAATAATCTAATCAAAAATCTTGTTAAAGATATTAAAGGCAATACCCTAGTTCTATTTAACTACATTGAAAAGCACGGAGAACCTCTTTACAATTTGATAAATAATACCGTAGACTCCACACGGAAAGTATTTTTCGTACACGGAGGAACTGAAGTAGAAGACAGAGAAGAAGTTCGACAGATTACGGAGACAGAATCAAATGCAATTATTGTTGCCAGTTACGGCACCTTCTCAACTGGAATTAACATTAAACGTCTTCACAACATCATATTCGCTTCGCCATCAAAATCCAGAATTAGAAATCTACAATCAATTGGTAGAGTTCTCAGGAAAGGAGAAGGCAAAGAGATAGCAACTTTATACGATATCGCTGATGACATCGGCGGTCAGAATTATACGCTTAGACACTTGAATGAGAGAGTCAACATTTATAATGATGAAAACTTTAAGTATGAGGTTATTAGAGTAAACCTTAGAGCAAACTAACATGGAAGATGAATTCTATGCCACAATCAAATTAACTACTGGTGAAGAGATAGTAGCTAAAGTCGTTTATCTAGAAGATGAAGATAAGGTAATGCTAGAAAACCCTCTCCAAGTTTTGTCTGCAAAACAAAGGAAAGGGCAATTAGAAGTATCTGGTTTTTCTTTTACTGAATGGATCTCTGCGTCATTTGATAAAATGTTTATTATTAAACGAGATCATATTTTAACCATGACTGAAATAGATCCTCTTATCCAAGACTTTTATGAAAAACATTTACTGAGATTAGAGAATGGAAAGACTTTAACTGGAAGAGCAGGCAAGCTGCCCCGTGGCTCAGGGTATCTAGGATCTGTAACTGATATGAAAAAATCTTTAGAGAATATCTTTAATAAAAGCTAATACCTTCTCGCGAACCTCTACAAGGTTAATTGTACTGAGGTTGACGGGGTTTGTCAAGCCCCCTTTACAAATCCATTTTTCCATGCTACTATTAGTACATGATTATGGTACTAAACCATGGCACCCGCAGTAATGACCAGAAAAAAGACAGAATATTACGTCAACAACAAAGAGTTCCTTGCTGCGATCACTGATTATCGGCAGAAGGTTCATGCCGCTAAAGAAGCAGGCAAACCTCGCCCACGAGTCACCAACTACATAGGTGAATGCTTTTTAAAGATCGCAACACACTTATCATATAAACCAAATTTTGTCAACTATATGTTCCGTGAGGACATGATCTGTGACGGTATTGAAAACTGTCTCCAGTATATTGACAACTTCGACCCAGAAAAATCCAAGAACCCATTTGCTTACTTTACTCAGATTATATACTATGCATTTTTGCGTAGGATACAGAAAGAGAAAAAGCAATTGGAGATTAAAGGAAAGATCCTAGAAAGATCTGGATATGAAGAAGTAATGCACACTGATAGCTATGATGGTAGTATGTCAGGTATGAACGCTTCACATTCTGATATGGGTAGCATCAAGGAAAACATTGAAACTAAGATGAATCGATAATGCCTAATGATTTATGGGACGACATGCGTCGTTTAAATACATTATATGAAGAACTAATGTGGAGTCATGATGATGAACTAGAATTCATTATTGAGAATGGTCGTATTGTTATTTTTAACAAAACACATGAAGACTATATCAACAAAACGCATTAACGAGTTAGAACGTAATCTAGCTATAGTGAGAATGATTCGTCGTTCATCAACTAAAGTACGTGGTAAACTATCCTTTAAATCTGTTGATTCAACATGGAAAGTTTCCTCACCAACTGGAAAATTTTTACAATCTCTTATACTTAATCACAATGAAACTTAAAGAAAACGATAACAGAAAACCAACAGAGAATCTTGAACAACTATTAGCAAGATTCACTAAGAGAATTGCACAGATTAAAGGACAGGAACAAACAGATAAGACAGCAGAACAACTTCATTATCTTCGTGGTTGTAAAGAGACTGTTGAATATCTTATGACTGGTCAGTTACCTAATGATGGAAATCATGATGGTATGAGAAATCATAGACCACAATGAGACTAACTCAAGATATAATCGATAAGATCCAAGAAGCAATGCTACACACCAAAAAGAATGGTGATATGAATTGGTTGGATGGTGATGAGGTTGATGTATGTCTTGGTGGCACTTTTGCTGGTGATAAATTTATCTCTATCATCAATAGAACACGGAGTAATACGACTAAACCTAAATGAAAATTGCTTTGATTACCGACCAGCATTTAGATGGACGGAAAGGTTCTGTAGCTTTTTGGAATTACTTCCAGAAATTTTATGATGAAATCTTTTTTCCAACCCTTGAAAAAGAAGGTATCACCACAGTCATTGATTTGGGTGACACTTTTGATAACAGAAAGTCTATGGACTTTAATACTTTTAATCGTATTACTGAAAATTATTTCAAACGTTTAAAAGATTATACCGTCCATATGATTCTGGGTAATCATTGTACGTATTATAAAAATACAAATAAGATTAATTCTCCAGAGCTATTACTGGAGCAATATAAAAACATAACGATTTACTCAAAACCAGATGAAATTACTCTGGGTAGTAAAAAGTTTTTAATGATGCCATGGATCAATTCTGAAAATAGAGATGATAGCGTAGAAGTTATGCAAAACTCTACTGCTGAAATTATGTGTGGACACCTTGAGTGTGATGGATTTGAAGTCACACCTGGTATGAAATTTGATGGTGGGTTTAAAGTTTCTGATTTTAAAAACTTTAAACGTGTTTGGTCTGGACACTTCCATCATAGATCAAAACGAGGAAATGTCCAATACTTAGGCAACCCTTATCAGATGTTCTGGAATGATTACAAGGATACTCGTGGGTTTCATATCTATGATACTGAGAGTGATAGACTCAGATTTGTGGAGAACCCCTTTGAAATATTTGAGAAACTTTACTACAACGACATCGAATCAGACTACAACAAATACAGTGTGTCAGATTATAGAGACAAGTTTATTAAACTCATCGTTGAAGAGAAACGGGATTACCAGATGTTCGAGACACTGGTTGATCGTTTATACAATGTAGGTGCTCATGATGTAAAAATTGTTGAGACCCTAGTTGACGCAGACAATATCGAAGATGCAGATTTAGAAACTAAGGATACAATGACTCTTCTCAATGAGTATATTGATGAAGTAGAGATTGCCGTAGACAAAAGTTCTTTAAAGTCTTTGATGAGAACACTATATATTGAAAGCTGTAA